GGCCAGCAGGGCCTGGCTCAGCTGGGGCAGCGACGAGGCCGCCTTCTCGTCGCCGGCCCGGGCCTGCACGGTGGCCAGCACGAACTGGCTTTGCAGGTAGGCCGAACCCAGCGCGCCGGTGTCCAGCACCTCGCCCCGGATGCGCTTGATCTCGTCGATCAGCGAATCGCCGACGGAGGTCCAGGCCTCGCGCACCCGTTGCGCGGCCTGCGCCTGCGCATCGGCCCAGGCCCGCTGCTCCGCCGCCGCGGCACTCGCCGCCCTGGCGGCCTCGGCCGCCGCGGCCTGCTGGTCCTGCAGCGCCCAGATGGTCTTGAGCAGGTCCTGGTTGGACTCGTCGAGCTTGGACAGGTCCAGCGCGCGCAGGCCCGCCGTGTCGTTCTGCAGCTGCAGGATCTGGCGCTCCAGGCCTGCGCGTTCGTTGGCGATGTCGGCGGCAGAGCGCACGATGGCTGCGGCGGTGTCCGTCACCGCCGGCACCAGTTGGGCGAAGGCGCCCTGCAGGCCCAGCAGGGCGGCCACCGTGGGGGCTCCTGCATCGCCCAGCGCGATGTTGGCGTCCATGAGTGCGCGCAGCGCATCGCGGCTGCTCGGCAGTTCGAAGCCCAGCGCCGCGAACTCCTCGGTCAGTACGCGCGTGAAATTCGCCGCCTTCTCCGCCTCGGAGTAGTAGTTCTCGTAGTACGAGGACATGGCCGCCGCTGCGTTGTCCAAGCCTCCCAGCTTCTGGATCAGCGTGTCGATGCCGTCAAAACTCATTTCACCGAGCTTCTGGAACGGCAGCCCATCGATCGCCGTGCGCAGCTGCGCCACCGCCGCGATCTGCGTCTGGATCGTCGTGAGCAGCGCCGTCGCAGCCTCGTCGGTCAACGCTTCTGCGTCCACGCCCTTGAGCCGGTCCGCGATCGTCTTCGGCAAATCGGTCGCGGCCTGCAGGGCCTGGACCGTGACCTGCAGCATGTCACTGGTGAAGTTCTTGATGGCCTCTTCGGCGTTCGGGCTTTGCGTGCTGGTCGTCTCGAACAGCGTGCCAGCGTAGTTGTCGCCGACGCCCGACTCGCCAAAGGTCGCGCCGCCGGTGAGCGTGCCGCCTGCAAACACGCCGCCACGTCCCTTGCCCGAGGTCTCCAGACCTGCCTGGAACCTGCACCGGCGAGCAAATCGTTGATGCCCTTGACGGTGGCGCCGACGACCTTGGTAACCTCCTCACGCCCAACCTCTCCGCCGCTCGGCCCTTCCATGAAAGTGACCTGGCCAGCCGTGCGTTGCAAATAGGTGTCGCTACGGGCGTTGTAGACCTGGTCACCTTCCGCTGAGTAGCCGTACTGGCCGCCCAAACGAGTTTCACCCTTGAAGCTCGTCACTAGCGCAACCAGTGCAACCACAGCAGCCAGATAGGGTGCTACGGCCCCCAACATCTCTGCCGCCGAGTACAGACCGGGGTTCGACAAGACGCCAGCCACACTCCCACCCGATGTCCACGCGCTCAGGCCATTTGCAAAGCCTGTCAAGCCACCGCTGAGGCCGGAAATCGAACTGGCATAACTGACCAGATTCGATGCAGTCCCTCCGCCCCCCGCCGTAGCACCAGCGGGCAGCATGCCGGCGAGCGCTGTCGACACAGGGCTCAGCGCGGCCGAAATGACAGGCTTCAACACCATGGTCTTGAACATATTGACCACGGTATTGCGCAGCTCCTTGGCGAAGCCCTTGCCGTTCTCGAAGCCGCGCATCAGTGCATCGGTCAGCGTGCTGTTGATGTCATTTGTGTGGCGCTCCCAATCCTCTGCGATCTTTTTTGTTGTCTCGTCAGGCGCCTTGGCCTTCTCCACGGCCTCCTTCTTGTCAGCCGCTCCACGCTTGGCCTCGGCCAGGGTCCGCAGAGCGGAGGCCTCCTTGAGATAGAGCTCGACGAGTTCGGCCGACTTCTTGGCCGACTGCGCATCCGTGGCCAGGGCTTGCTTTGCATTGGCGTCCGCTTCAAGCCGTTCGATCTCCAGTTCGGCCAATGCACGCCCTGTGAGGCCGATGGCTTCCGCCGCTCGGTTTTCGCTCTTGATCTGCTCTTCGATGCCGGCGATGCTCCTTTGCCGGTCTGCGATCAGCTCGGCATTGGCCTTGGCCTCGAGATTCTTCGCAGCCAGAGCCCGCTCGCCTGCAGCCAGTTCGTCTACCGCCAGCAATGCACTGGCCCGGCGCTCGCCGCTGAGCTCCTTCTCGATCTTGGCGCCCAGGCGCTGGCTCTCGGTCAGCTTGTCAGTGCTTTTGATCTCGAGGTTCTGGATGGCGATCTTTTCCTGGATGGACTTGATCAGCGTCTCGTAGTTTCTTGTGGCCTCGGCCCTGGCGGCCGCGTCGACCTGCTGCTGCGCGGTAGACCTGCCCGCGTTGAATTGCGCCGCTGGTGCCTGTGCCTGTGCCTGTGCCTGTGCCTGTGCCTGTGCCGGTGCCGGTGTTTCCGGCCTGGCCTTTCCCACATTCGCGCCGCGCACCAGGTCATCACGTGCCGACACCAGCGCGTTCATCTCCGCTCTGGCCGCCTTGGCGCGCTCCTTCAGGTCGTCGATGCTGTCGTAACCGTCGCCCGCATTGAATTTCCGGTCGCGTCCCAGCTCCTTGTCCAGCCCGGTGACTTCGGCTTTCAGCTCGGCGATCCGTTTGTTGGCCTGCTCGACAGGGTCATCGCTGCCGTGCAGCATCTGCGCGACCCCCAGGCCGATCGTCGAGCCGATCTGGCCGAGCGTGTTCACGACGCCCGCCGCGACCTTGGTCGCTGTCTCGATGATGAGCGCCAGGCCCGAGGTGAACGTTCCGAACGCCTGGCGTGTCTCCTGGGACCCCAGCGCCTGCGTCAAGGATTCGACGGACTGCCGCATGCCCTCCAGGCCCTGGGCATCGCCGGTCATCAGGCTGCTCATCGTGGACCCCAGGGCCGACAGCGCACCACCGAAGGTGTTGCGGGCGGCCTGGGCCGCGCCGCCATAGGACGACTCGAGCTTGCCCAGCACGATCTGCTGCGCCTCGTACAGCTGCCCCGACGACTCGAGCTTCTTGGCCAGCTCGATCTGGTCCTGGCCGAACTGGATCCCGATCTTGCTCAAGGACTCCATGCCCTTGCTCGGCGCATTGATGGCCTCACCCAGCAGGTCCGCGGATTGCGCCACGGTGCGTCCGGTCCCCGCGGCCAGGTCGACCACCGCCTGCATGGTCTCGGGCACGGCCTTGCCGACAATCCCGGTGTAGGCCAGCAGGCGCGTCTGGGCCTCGTTGATCTCGCCCGAGGAATAGCTGCTGCTGCCGGACAGCGCACCCGCCATCTCGTTGAGCTGGTCGCGCGACCAGCCTGCGGCTTCGCCCGTGGCCTTCAGCATCGCCGCCAGCTGCGTCTGCTGCCGCTCGGCCTGAACGCTCTCTTCGATGAAGCGCTGCAGCGAAAGCTCGGCACCCAGGCTCTGCGCGACAGAGCCCGCCACATTGCCGATCATCGAGCGCACCTTCTCCAGGCTCTGTGCCGACTCGGTCGCCGCGGCCGCCTTGACACTGACGGCATCCAGCTCGTCCAGCAAGGGCTGCAGCGCACCCTTGCCGATACCTTTCTGGCCGGCCAGGGCTTCCCAGTAGGCACGGCTTTCCGTGGAGCCGGCCTGCATCGCGGCGATCTGCCTCTGGATTTCGTCTTCCATGCTGCGCGTTGCCTGCGACATGGCTTTCGATGCGGCATCGACGGCGCGACCGGCACGCTGCATGCCGGCCTCGACACCCTTGGTGTCGGCGCCGATGACGATGTTGGATTGAAGATCGATGGCCATTGCAGCGCCCAAGAAAGAAGAGCCCGCGGCCTGGGCCGCGCGCTCTTGGTGTAAGGAATCACCGCGCACGCGGTGGGGGCGAGAGTCTTCGCCCACTGAACTGTCGGTGCTCGGCACGTCAGGCCGCCCGCCGGCCTGCGGCACGGTGTGCCGCCCGGCCTATTGCGCCTTGTGCTGGGCCAGCTGGCAGATCTTGCGCAGTGCCGCGCGCTCGATCTCCCGCACGCGCATGTAGAGGTCGTCTTCCTCGTCCTGCGACAGGCGCAGGCGCCCGATGTCCGCCAGCACGACCGAGCGGTCCAGGCCGGTGGGGCCGGCCGGACCGAAGCGCCACTGCGTGTAGCAGTACTCGCTGAAGAATGCCACCGCCGCCTGGTTGCACGGCCAGACCTCCACCAGCTCCTCCTCGTAGTCCTCCCGGCTCAGGCCGTGGGCTTCAAGGTAGGCGTCGCTCGGAAGCTCCTCGTACAGGGCGGCGGCGGCCTCCCTCAGTTTTTTGCGGCCGCGCCCGCGTTCTCCTCGGCGAAGCGGTCGATGATGGCGCGCGCCGAGCCCAGGTAGCGGGTCACCAGCTTCTCGACGTTGCCACGGTCCCAGGGTTCTTCCAGGTCCCAGCCGCAGGCGATGTCCATCACGGCGTCCGTGTCGCGCTCGTAGTCCTTGAGCTTGGCGCCGAAGGCCTTGAAGGCCTCCTGGTCGTGGTGCTTGAACGTGAACTCCACGGGATGCGGCGACTTGCCCGGCACCGGGATCTTGACGGTGGACTTGAAGGTCGGCTCGATGTCGAGCGAGAAGGGTTTGAGCATGGTTTGCTTTCTGGTCGGGAAAAAAGGACCCCGTCCGCATACGGTCGGCGGGGCATGGAACGGCCCTTGCGGGCCGGAGACACCGAGCGGTGTTAGGCGACGACCGCGCCCGTGAAGCGGGTCGGGCGCGCGCGGCCGTTGAAGGACACGCGCAGGCGGTTGATCTGGCCTTCCTGCAGCACGGGCATCGGGTTCATCGCGACGTTGCAGGCCAGATAGGTCGGGTTCTTGCCGCCCTTCATGAGGATGCGGACGGCCGTGTCCGACTGCTCCTCCGTGGCCTTGCTCAGCGCAGCAAAGCCCGCGGTGGTGATGTCGTCGTCGATCTCGATGGTGTAGCCCACGGCCGAGAAGCCGTTGTTGATCTGGTACTCGTTCTCGTCTTCGAGGAATTCGTACGTGACGTTCTTGGGCTCACCGCCGGTCGTCTGCGGGTTCATCACCTTGGGGATCTGCGTCCAGCCCGTGACCTTGCGGAAGCTGCCCGCGCCCTGGCCCGTGCCATTGGGGTACAGCGCGACGGCCTGCGTGTCGATGGTGTCGAGCTTGAACGTGCCGGCCGTCAGCTGCGTCACACGGTAAAAGCGCCGGTTCAGCCGCGTGAACGCCGACGTCAGCTCGATGATGTCGCCGGTCGTCAGGCCATGGCCGGAAGAGGTGACGACCGCTTCAGCGGCGTTGGAAATCTCGTTGATGACGATGGAGGAGCCAAAGCCGGTGGCGATGGAGAAAGTGCTTCCTTTGGGCAGTGCTGCCATGGGTGACCTCGTGAAGAAAAAAACCCCTTGCGGGGCGGATTTCTGCGAGGGCTGCAATGGGCGGCGGGGCTTGCGCGCGGCCGCCCTGCCGTGGCAGGGTTGGGGGAAACATCAGGCGCCGGGCTGCTGTTCGAGCCACTTGCGCCACGCCTTGAGGCAGCCTTCCAGGTGCCGCAGAAGCGTCAGGTGCAGTTCGCGTGTTGCGCTGGTCATGGTGGTGTCGGACTAGCAGTCCGCCCAGATGGAGAATTCTTGCCGCGACCCGTAGAGCCGCGTGCCGTCTTCGTAGGTGCTGACACTGGCGCCGACGGGATCGGCCTGCAGCTCGGCCGCCTGCCGCAGCGCGGCCTCGGCCGCCTTGATCAGCGTCTTGGCGCTTGCACGTGTCGCAGCCCAGGCGGTCACCTGCATGCGCGCGTTTTCCATGTCGGGCAGCTCGTCGCCCATGTAGGCAACAGCGCTTCCGCCGGTCTGCTGGTAGACCAGGCGCGGCAAGGGCGCGTCGACGGGCGCCACGTCGGGAAACACGGCGCCGTCGACCAGGGGGCTCAGGACGGCAACAAGAAAGGTCTCAAGGGTCATGTGTTGGCCTTTGCAAGAGCGGGTCCCCACGGACCTCCCGCGGCTGCGGGAGATGCCTCGCGGAGGACGCCAGGGGACAGGAGGATGACGGCCTGCGCCAGCGGCGGGCAGCGGCAGTCTTGTGCGATACCGCCAGAGCAGCCCTGCCCACACATCTGGTTTGCCGCGCTTGGAGGGGCGCCTCGGTGGCGACCTGCAGGGGACTGCAGCGGCCCGCCTGGAGCCGCTTGCAGCACCGCCACACACACCGCCTTGGTCAGCGGCCCGAGCCGACCGCACGGCCAGGATCGGCAGGTTCGCGCGGACGTCATGCGAGCACCTTGCAGAGCAGGTCCATGTGCTCTCGCCGCTCTTCGTCCGGCACGACGGCCACGATCTCGTAGACCGTGCGGCCCTGGACCGCACGCATGCCCGCCTGGATGTCCTGCCGATAGCGCACGCGCATGCGGGTGCTGGTGCCGGTGCCAGTGCGGATGCCCGTGCGCTCCGCATCCGCAGGCGCGTCCATTGCGGTGTCCTGCGGACCGCCGAAGCGACGGACATGCGCCCACAGCTGGAGATGCGGCAACCACGACTGCGCGAGCAACTGCCCCCAGCCGTCTCGGGCGCCACCCTTGCGCTGGATCTCGATGCGCCGGTTGAGCAGGCCGGCTTTCAT